GAGCGTTATTGTATCGTTTGCCTGCCTCTGCAAGGACGAGCGCAAACTGATCTGGCGGAGCGCGGCCCTTAAACTCGCAGACGATCTCAGAGTCGCCTGTGTCAATTACATGGAAGGCACTGCAGTCATTGGCGTCGCCTCGCGAGACGTCTGCCGAGATAATGTAGTTGTGCGACGAAAGTGCATATTTCCACGTCCAGGCATCCATTTCAGGCCCCCAGCGTTCAATAGGCTTTCGAATATTGGCACCGAGCCACTCAATATCATTGATGTTGAGGACTGTGTCGCCTGATGCCGCAAAATCGCAAAGGAGCTCCTGCGCTATCTGTTTTTTGCTAAGGTTCTTGCACTCGTTTTCAAACCAAGTATTGTCCCTGTCAGGATGTACATTCCAGGGTAACTTTACAGAATTAAATTCGTTTCTACCACCGGCAGCGTTGACCCACAGCTCATGGTACTGTCCGCCGACACCGTTAGGCGTCGACAGAATAATTGCGCGACCACCTGTTGACAGTGTAGGGTATAAACCTGTAAAGATTTCATCAAAGTTTCGAATAAACGCAGCCTCATCAATGATGAGAAGAGACAGCGATTCTGAACGTCCTGCGTCGTCTGAGGTGGGGACTGCCTTGATCGACGAACCATTGCTAAATTCGAGAGCCTGCTTGTTATCGCCAACAATCTCCGGGAGCAAAAGCCACTTGGGCATATTGCGGACACAAACCTTAATCTTCTTAATGAAGTTCTGTGCGACAGAAAGTTTTGTCGCAATAACGAGGATGTTCTTCTCCTTGAAGAAGACGGCCATCCAGACAGCATATGCCGCGACAAGAGTCGAGAGACCAAGCTGCCTCGACTTTAAAATAATATTGAAGCGGTGGTCGTTGAAGGACTGAACACATTCGTCCTGAAACTTATACGTCCTGAATGGTATGAGTCCTCGAGTTGGATGCTGAATCTTTAGGTACTTGTTCATGAAGTACGCCGGCTCTTTGCCGCAGCGTATTATTTCTTGAACTTGTGCCGACTTTGACGTGAGCGACATTGCTTAGCTCGCTATGCTAAATTTAAAGACTCTTCGGTAGTAAGCAGACTTACGCTGCGCCTGCATTGTGCTAGGCAAAAACTCAACATTGTCTTCAGCGAAAATTTCTTTGATCTTGAGGTTCTTGCCAGTGACTTCACGAAAGTGTGCCTTAAGCGTCTTGAGACGCTCATTGACTAATTGAGCTGCCTCGTTGTTTGCTCGATTTGTCTGCTCACGAATCGTGTGCGAACGCATGCCTCGATCGGCCGCAACGAAGTGAAATATTGTCTGGAATCGAAGTGTGAGCTCTTGGCCGCCGTCGGGGCCTGAGCCAAAAGACGCAGTGATCGACTTGGTGCCGCTAGGAGACGAAGATCTGCCAAATGTCGTGTTAAGAATTGTGCTTAAAACCTCTAAGTCACTCTGCATAAAATCTCCTAAGATTGCTAGATCAATAAATATGTAGGTTGTTGCCGCAGTTTAATTTTATAATTGTTCAGCTGTTCGCCTTCAGGTCGCCAACCTGCCTGCCACGCTTCAGAATTTGGCTCCGCCCACATCATTTTGCACTCAGCGCAGCACATATGCGTCCTGTATGCATTTGCATCGTTAGCATCTCTCATCGTAAGCTCACAAACAGGGCAGTCAAGAGGCACATGGCCACTGCACTCATCAAGTGTGACGCAAACATCAAATCTTGTCTTAAAGGTTTTTGTCATAGACAATTCTAGAGTCCATGTTGTGATGTGTAATATCCAAAACATTGTCAACCGCATCTTTGACTGCATCGACGTGCGAAATAACCAAGATGTTTCGAAACCACTTCTTGAAGGAAGAAAGCAAACGGTTGCATGCCTCGACGTTTGTCTCGTCGAGGGCACCAAAGCCTTCATCAATAATTAGCAGGTCCGCTCGAGGGAGGGAGGAAATATTGATGAGAGCTACTCGAATCGCCATGGAGGCCATCATTTTTTCCATTCCAGAGCCACACTCGATGACTCTGCGAGAATCACCGTAATTTATATAAATCTCCATGTCATTGGAACCTGGTGTCGACTCAAGCTCAACCGTGAAACCCGCGACGCCTTGAAGAATCTTAGAGATTTCGAGGTTGATAAGTGGCAGCTGCGTCGACATAATCTTGAGAGGAATGCCCCTATGAGAGACTGCCTCGAGGAAGAGATCGTAAGCTCGCCACTGAACAATGAGATCATTGTAGCGCGCGCGCTCCGTGTCAAATCGAACAAGATCTGACTCGGACTGTCCTATCTGCTCAGAGACTTTGAGCCGCTGTGCGTCAAAATTATTCATCTCATCTGTCAGGCGCTGTATTTCTCTCCTGATACTGTTAATGTTGTCGGCAGCTTCTGAAGATGCAACATTAAGCTTCATTGTTGTCAATCTACGATGAGCGTCTTCGAGGGCGGACCCCATCGACTTTACTTCTTGGCGCCGCGTCTGCAGGTTAAGACTCAGCTTTCCAAGCTGAATTTGCATCTCGGTCTCTTTTTTTAAGACTTCATCGTATTTCTCGAGTCTCGCAGTGAGATCTTCAGCTTGCAGTACTGCGAGTGACTTTTTTGAAGCCTTAAGCTTCTCTAGGGCGTCCTCGACATGCCGAAGTTGATCCGGAATCATCTTCTTGTTCTTGTGGGAGTCTTTGATAAATTTGCAAGTTGGAAAACTGTCACCGCACGGCACTTCATCGAGAAGCTTAGTCGACTTCTCAAATGCCTTGAGCTTCTGCTTCTCATTTTCGTGAGAGTGTGACAGCGATACAATGAGCCGCTCTAAATCCTGCTGCGCAGAGAGGCGATCTCGAAGATCCTTAATTGGAAAATTACTCTTGATCTCCGCGATCGAGGCAATCTTTGACTCAATTTTCTCAATCTGGCCCTGCAGTTCTTCGATGCTGTCACTGTGAAGACTTATCGACGCGCTCAGCCCAGAAATAAGTCGATCCTGAGCGTCAACATCTGCCTGTGTCACGACATTCTTGTTGTCGCTCGACGCATGCTGCATCTTTATGTCGTCTAAGTGATTGCGGAGATCCAGTATTTTCGTCTCAAGACTAGACCTTGCCTCTAGCAGCTCTTCCTTGCGGCGCCTACAGCCCTCTATGAGTGCGTCCCAATTGCGGTCCGGTATGTCGGATAATTTTGCCTTAATTGCGCTAGCATCTTCTTTTGCAGCAGAATGCATGTCGTCAAAAATCTCAAGATCTAGAAATTTTGTCAAAATAGACTTGCGCTGAGTTGCCTTGTTGGAGATGAAATTATTCATGCTCCCCTGGGCGGCAAGCGAAGTCAGCAAGAAGTCCTCAGCTGTTCCAACAATTGTCCGCAGGAGTGTATCTGTCTCGCGGCGCTGCTCTCCATTCAAATCTTTGATGCAATTTCCATCATTGTCGACCTGGTAGAGGTTGACATGAGTCAGAGCACTCTCGTCGCCTGCCTTGTTTGACTTTTTGACAGACTGGCGCTCAACAACGTAATTCTTGCCATCTGCACTGAGTGTCAACTTGGACTGGCAATGTCCCTTTCTAGAGTTAATAACATGCAAGTTGCTCATCGGGCCACGATCTGTCGTGTTAAACAGAGTATACATAAGTGTCCCAGGAATCGACGATTTTCCGGCTCGATTGCGTCCAAAAAGTCCGGTGACGCCGTTGAGATCGTCAAAATTTATGACATTGCCCTTGCCGTAGGCAAACATATTGTCGAACTCAAGCTTCTTAATCGACCACTTAATGTTACGCGTAGTGTCTGCCTTAGAAGCCATCTGCGTGTATCGCTGGACTAGGGCATCGATTCGATTCTTTTCTTCGTCACTAATTTTAACTTCCTTATAGAAGTCTCGCATGAGTCCAATCTGCGTATTGACGTCTCTAAGATCTTGAACGCGCAAATCGCCGCGCTCGGTCTTAAACACAGATGAGTCGACCTGCATGTCGTTCTTGAACACGATCTCCGTCGCGCGCTTTAGGTCCTTGAGAGAATTGTGAAGAATTTTAATCTCTGCCTGCGTAATTGGTGCCAGAGTCCTAATTCTAAATCGAGCCTGGTCAGGGTACCGCTTAGATTGTACCAGCGTCGCCTCTGTGTCTCCAGACCAATCGACCGTGATAAATGGGCACGCGTTCTGGAGCTCATAAAAATTGACGTCAAAATCTTCAGGCGACCGAATATCCCAAAAAAGAAAGCCCTTTGTTGCAGACTCACCGTAATTTTGCTGAATTAGCGACCCTGGGTATGCAATCGTCCGTTTCTCGTTAAGAAACTGAAACTTATGAATGTCGCCCAGCATCGCAAAGTCATAGTCTTTAAAGAAGTCAACGTCGACCTCGTCTTCGACTGCCCAGTCCAGATCAGAAAGCGACCCTCTGACAGAGCCATGGAACGTGGCAATATTTGTCTCACCTGGGACAGGGCTAACGTTTTTCCAGCCCTCAACATCGAAGCACGAAAAAACACACCAGTTGAAGCCGTCGACGCCCGTCGGATAGGTTCCTGACTCCTTGTACAGAAAAATATTGTCATTATTGAGTGCCTTAATGATAGGCGAGATTGCATCCTGCCGATCCTTGTTCATCAAGAGACCGTCGTGATTGCCGAGCACGACATGCACAGGGCAGATATCTGCCAGACTGGTAAACCACCAGTTGAGGCAGTCGATAAGCTCAGGAGAGATGCCCTGCGTCTTCGAGTGAACAATGTCACCTCCGATAAAAATAACATCGGGCTTGAGGTCTCGAGCCTTGACGATCAGGTTTTTAAATGCATTCGTATACTCATCGTGACGTGTAAGGCCACGCCAATGAATATCGCTCATGTGAAGACAGCGAAGACTCATCTTTACTCCTGATTAAATAATTGATCCGCTCTTAATCGATGCAATCATCGTATAGAGCTGTGAGTCCGTGGTCCAGGCCTGCGCAGACCTTCGAATAGACGCAAATTCATCATGCGTCATGTCGCCGACGTCTCTGCCGATTGGAATCGATGCCATCTTGACCGAGACACCGTACGCTGCAAGACTGGCGGCAATCTTGTGCGATTTCTGTATTACATCTGGGTCAAGAGCCAGGACAACGGGCGTCTGATTTCTCACTATCTGCCTAAAAAGCCTGGACTCCCTGGATAGCTGTGACCCGAGAAGACATGTAGAATTCTCGTTGCACTTCATTAAGTCGAAAGGGCCTTCGACCAGAGCAAGCTCCTTCGACCAGTCGATGTTAATTTCATTGAAAATAGTTTTTGTCTTCTGAACTGGAGCGTTTAAGTACTTCATCCTCTGCACCTTGTCAATCGATCGTGCAGAATAGAAATTAATGACACCCGAGCCATCGAACGAGGGAATAATCACACGACGACGAAACCTCGACTCCGTGCTTGTGCCCAGCTTAAAGTGCCAAATGTCTCTCGTTCGAAGTCCTCGTGCGTAGCAGTAATTGAGTGCAGCACGGGTATTAGGATTTTTTGTCTCTAAACAGGTGCCGAGAATTTGATAGCCTTCTGGAACCTCGACGACTTCCTCTTGATTTTCTTCCTCATCCTCTTCGCCGAAGAGATCGAAAGCCTTCGAGCAACGTGTCTTGAAGTATTTTTGTGCCTCGTCAGCAAGGCTGCTGTGATACTTTTTAATAATCTGGACGATGGACCGCCCCTTCGACCCACAGACCCAGCAGTGAAAACGTCCGTCATCCAGGCGGATTGAGAGCTTCTTCTTTGAAGAGCCCTGACGGGCACACATGGGACAATTTGCGGTGACATTCGTGTCGTCTTTGCAAATCTCAAGGCTGCCAAAGGCACGTGTCAATAGAGACACTTTGTCAATTGAGGTGGCACTCATCTAATAAATACTAGACAGAGATTGCTCGCTGTACAAGCAGGTCAGGAAAGAGTTCCTGCTAGTGCCATGACATATGCATCGGACATATCAAAGGCGCTCTTGTCGAGGACAATTTCACCTTTTCTCGGTCCTGACTTTAACTCTCGGTAAGGCCAGTCAACAATGATACTTCTTTGTGACTGATCCTTCTTGACCCAGTCGAACACCTGCTCTTTTAGCGGCACACCTGAGACCGCCTCTTTGACAGTCTTCAGCCCTAATTGCTTTCTTGCTGCGCTGACGTTGAGGAAGGAGGGCGGCAACCGCAAGACTTCTTCAGCAATATAGGAGACAATACCATTAAATCTTGCCAGCGTGACAAGCGTCTGTGCCGAGCTCTTGCCTGAAGAAAATGATTGAAGGTTCTCCTCGATAAAAATCTTGTCAATTTGGTAATTTTCAATTGACAACAAAAATTCTCTGACGCAGCGGGCCTTCGAGAACATCGACTCTAGTCTTTCAAGTTTGACAGCACCGACATTGACCCTTGAGACGCTGCCTTGATTGCTGTCAAGAATGCACCAGCCTGTGCAAGAGGTTGATATATCA